TTTTCGATCTGGAAAAAGTAATTGCCCTGCAAATCCTCTACAAAATAACCTTTCATTTGCTTAGCCCCTTTACATATTCGCGGAATAGGCGCGTTGCCTCTTTTTTGGTGTAGCCCATAAATTGGCGTCGTTCGTAGTAGCCACCGACAGAGGCAGACAACACCCACGCGCCTTGAAAAGTCTTTTCGTAGTTGATAGTCATTTACTCGCCGTCCTTTTCCAATTGCTGCTTAATGTCTTCATAAGTACCGCGAATCTTGTACGCGCCGTCTTTTTCGAGAGTGTAGAACGGTTCGTTTAATTCCAATTCGGCGAGAATCTCGCGAGCAATGATGTCGTAAGGCGCGACGCCCCACCCAAACATTACCTCGCGAATTAGCCAATGTCCTACATTGTCAATGTCATTCATTGCGTTAATTACGCTGCTTTCGACCATTTCGCGGATAAAGTCGCTAAGTAGCGAGGCACTCGAATTCGAGTGCTTGCGAATCTCTTTTGCTCGTTGTTGAATTTTTTGGTATGACTTTTTGTCGTTTTCTAGAATCATCGCAACATCAAGTGCGAATTGTTGTTGCGGTGTGTAGGTGTTTTCCATTTCTAGCCCCTTCCATAGGGTGTTAATCAGATGATTAGGCTCATCAGCAGGCGCGATACGCCTAGACGGGCGTTAGCCCGTTTCGCCTTAGTTGTTGTACGCCTGCCATTCGTTAGCAAGGTTTAAGTTTTGCAAGTCATCTAGCCCGTATTTATTCATGAGATACATGCAGAATTTTACCTTGTCTACTTCATCTAATCCAGGCGCGTATCTATGCACAGCAAGTGCTAATTCTTTCATGATTAATCCTTCCATGTTGTGCCACACGTTACGCCTTCGGCGGTGTGTGAGCAGGTTGTGATTGTCCAATGGTGATTGAGATAATTCACTGTCAAGAATAGGGCGGTGACGGCTAAGAGCCAGACAACGACACGTCCGCGTGTTGTGAGTTTCATTAGTTGCCCGCGTTCTTTTGGTAAAACGCCATAACAAGTTCCTGGTCGGTTAGCATTAGATTGTTACTTCAATTCCTGCGTATGGAGCCATCTGGTCTGCAACTAACTTCTTGCAACACGCTTTAATTTCTGTGTAATAACCTGCTTCATTGAGTGTTGCCTTAGTCCAATAATCTTCGGCAGCGTCATCAGCAACGTAATCACTAGCAAGGTCTGCGAAATGTCCATTAGTAAAATCTGTGTAGTTGGAATAAGTGCCAAACATCTCCCAGCTTGGTTGGGCTAAAAAGCGGACAATGTCACCGCAACCTTCTGCGTGTACGTGGTATTCATGACCAACGCCATGCCCTTCTTTGTAAATAACTACCAAGTTAGTCACGTCTGCTTTAACTTTAACTGCGTTTGTTGTCATGTTCTAGTCCTTTCGTGTGGGTTATTTACCCACTAGCGAGAGTATAAACCTGCCAAATTCTGCATGTCAAATGAAATGTAGGTTGTGTCGCGTATATTTTGAGCGTGAGATTATAACAGTTTGGTAACGATAATTGACCTTTGTCTTGCCCAATATCTGCCCATTCTTCGACTGTCCGCCTATGGTGTCGCCTTGCCCCTGCTACATGATGTCGCCATCTAGACAGTGTCCAGATCATCACCACTTAACGCCATCCCTTCGCCCCACTACGTAGCGATACGACATAAGAAGAGGATCGAATGCCCGCGGATCAGCGCCGTGCCGTACTTAAACGCGGGCGGTATTCTCGGCACGTGTCGAATATATGCTCTCCGTGTCTAACTGTCATGTTCAACCCGAGGGTTTTAACTATGGGTGTGTATATACTATTACTATCGACCAAACGATTTTTTATAAATATAAGGGGGGCTAAATCGTCTCAAATAATGAGACGGATTATAACAATTTAATAGCAATACCCACTCTGACCTGCACTTATAGGTAGTGTGACGAACATCACACACCCCAACTAGGGATAAAGCGGTTTTATCCCGCCTTAGTATAAGTAAGGGATTAAAATTCGCGTCGCTCCGTAGTTCGGCTCTAGACAGCCGAGCCTCACAGCGAGGATGTCGCAAGAGCCGAACTGTTCGCTTCGCTACGAGGGCTTAAGGCCCTCTTCGCTAACCCATGGGAAAGACGCCAGGTGCGCCTGGCGGCGCCCCCTAAGTTAACCATAGCAATCCCCATAGGGGATGCTTCGCAGTGGGACAGGTCTGATATTAGGCCAAAGGAGAATATCAGCCAATGGCAACAAAGGATCCATCGAAGTATCGTCTCGTAGAAGGCGCAAGTCTTTCCGCGCCTGATGCTAAAAAGCGCCTCGTTGATCTTATCAACGATGGCGTAACCGTAGAAGATGCTTGTCGCGCCGTAGGTAAATCGGTCAAGTCTTATGAGTATTACCGATCTTCTGATCCTCAGTTTAAAGAGGCGATTGATCTGGCGCGTGTTATCAAGCGCCGAAAAGGGACTGTTGCCGAGGAAGACGCAAATATCTCTTTCGAGGAATTCCGTACTAAGTATCTAAATTCTATGACATTCCCTCACCAGCGCAATGTTACCTCGCTGCTTGAGGAAGGTGAGCCAGCCTGGCTACATGGCTCCATGACCTATGAAAAGAACTTTAAAAATTACATTCTGGTAAACATGCCCCCAGAACATGCCAAGTCTATGACTGTTAGCATTGACTATGTGACATATCGGATCGTCACCGATCCTAATGTCCGTATCAAGATTGTCTCTAAGACCCAGGGTATGGCCAAAGAATTCCTTTACGCAATCAAGCAACGCTTGACCTCGCCTCAGTGGGCTGAACTGCAAAGACGTTACGCACCAGTGGAAGGCTATAAAGCCACCGCTGAGAAGTGGACGCAAGACGCTATTTACCTGGAACGCGAATCTGGTGAAAAGGATCCGACTGTTCAGGCACTGGGTGTTGGTGGGCAGATCTATGGCGCAAGAGCCGATCTAATCATCCTTGATGACTGTATCACCCTGGCTAACGCTGGTGAATACGAGAAGCAGTTAAGATGGATCCAGCAGGAAGTCTTAACGCGTGTTGGTCCCACAGGCAAGATTCTGGTAGTTGGCACACGGGTAGATCCTATGGATCTATATCGTGAGATGCGTAACCCAGAACGCTACCCCGATAACCGCAGTCCTTGGACTTACTTGGCTATGCCAGCGGTACTTGAATTTGCCGATGACCCAGAGGATTGGGTTACACTCTGGCCCAAGTCAGATCGTCCGTGGGACGCTGATTCTACTGCCCCAGACAAAGACGGTTTATACCCTCGCTGGTCTGGACCGCACCTTCGCCGCCGTCGCGGCTTGATTGACCCTAAGACCTGGGCAATGGTCTACCAGCAGCAGGACGTTGAGTCTACAGCCATTTTCTCCCCAGAGTGTGTTAGAGGATCTGTCAGCGGTATGCGTGCCTCTGGGCCGCTAATCCCAGGCGCTCCTGGTCATCCTGATTCTTTAGGTAGCCAATATGTAATCTGCTCGATGGATCCCGCCATGTCTGGTGATACATTCTCAGTGGCTTATGCGGGAGATAGAATTACGGGCAAGCGGTATCTGCTAGAAGCCAACCGTATGCCTGCTCCTACACCCCAAGCCATCCGTGAGATTATCCGCACTTGGACTGAGAAGTACAAACCATCTGTTTGGGTTATTGAGAAGAACGCCTTTCAACTCTTCCTCACTCAAGATGAGCAGATCAACTCGTTCCTAGCCAGCCGAGGCATCCGCCTCGTCCAGCACTATACGGGTGGCAATAAGATGGATTTAGAATTTGGTGTAGCCTCAATGGCTCCACTCTTTGGTATGACCGATAACCAGGGCAAGTACATGAAGAACAATCTTCTTGAACTTCCCCGCGCAGATAATGAACATATTAAGGCGCTGATCGAGCAGTTGATTACCTGGTCAGCAGGGACTAAAAATAAACAAGACGGCCCCATGGCCCTCTGGTTTGCCGAGACACAGATGAGAGATTATATCAACCAGTCTGGATCTTACGGCGGAACCTTCGTTAAGAATCCATTTGCCACACCAATGGATCTTGCTAGACGCAAGGTTGTTAACTTAGAAGAATACGCTCAACTTCAACAGAAGATGGCTGCTAACGGGGGGTACCTATGAGTCTTGACATAGACGAATTATCTGTCAAGATACGCAAGTTGCGCGATCATTACCATACCCGTGATGCTCGCTGGACTGACCTACA